TTTTTAATCTTTGGCATTTAAGTCCTCGTATATATCAATTAGTTCAAGTGCTTTTTCTACTCCTTTTGCTTCACAAAATCTTTTCTGTTCAAATAGTTGTAACCAATATTCCATTATGTCTTTTCTATCTCCATTACTAAAATAACTATCAACACAACTTCTGTAAGCTACTTTTTCTTTATTATTACAATTATTTTTCTGTAACATAATTAAATGTTTAAATCATAAAAACTTTTATCCTGTAAATAATTAAAATAATTATCTGTAGCAATATTTAATTTTTCATATCCACCCTGTATAAAGTCATCACTAAATTCAAAAAATTTAACTTCTTGAGTTTTTTTATCCACAACAACATATTTAAATTCAAATGCATTAAACAATTTTAAATACAATGCAGCTTGCAAATCATAATTCCAATGCAATGCTGATTCATCAAATCTACTAATATCACTTGTTGTTTTCAAATCTATAACTATTCCCGGTAAACATATATCTGCTTTACCTCTAAAAGGTAAACCGTTGTAATAACCTATTTCAGGTTTTTCAAAGTGGGCGAATCTAACCATTTCTCTAAACTCATCATTTTCTAAAACAGAATCAGCAATATTTTTACATCTATTAAGTTCTGAATTAGTATAAACTGTTTGTGGCAATTGTTCTTGTACAGCTAATTTATAAGCCTTACTACCTTTTGTTGAATCAATTATAGTTAATTCATCTATTCTATGTGGTTCTAAAGAAAGTAAATGTATCAATCTACCATCTCTTAATGCTTGAGACTCTTTTGTTTTTTCTTTTTCATTTAATTTATTAGCATAAAATTGAGGACCTTCAAGTAAGCTTTTACAGCTCGAGCTTGATAATGCATTTTTACCAAGATAACCATAGTAAAATTCATCATTCATCATTTTTTTTAAGATATCTTCTTTTTTAAATATCTCATCATTAAGTAGTTTTATTTTTTCCATTAGTTGTTTTTTACAAATGTTCCGTTAATCATTTTACCTTGTCTTGATTTAATTACATCATAAGCTGACTTAATACAATTTTCTATGTTATGTCCTCTTAACTTTGCTAAATTAGTTAATACAACAACCATATCTCCAATAGCATCTATAACTTCAGGCTCATCATTTTTCAATATAGCTTGAGCTAACTCACCCGCTTCTTCCATAAGTTTTACATATTGAGTTCTAGCGTCTCCTGATTTATATATACCTTTATCTTCTGCCCATTGTCTAATTAAATCAAATATATTTAAATTTTCTAATTCTTTATTTTCAATTAAAAAATCGTATGCATTTATTAATGATTGATTATATATAAACATTTCATTATTAAATTGTGATTTTTTTAAATTTTTTAAAATCCAATCAGATAATTCATCACATATAATTATATCTCTTCCATTTAAATCATTTATAACACCAAGATTTAATAAAAACTCTTTATTAATATTACTTTTTTTTACTTTAAATGTTACTGTGTGGTTTGTTTTTTTAATCATTTCTTTTGTTTTTGTTTTATTATTAGTTAAATTTTCATAAGTATTTAAATCAACTTTATAACCAAGCTGCTCTTGAAAATATCTTTCTGCATTTGATGCTTTTTTAATATCTTTACTTTTAAATAAAATAGTATAATCTTTATAGCCTTGTTCTTGCTCAACTCTTTTCTTTAAATTTTTTGTGCAACCTATTTTTATTCCTTTAATATAATATACATAATACATAATTTATCTTAATTTTTATACAGCTACTGGAGCGGTTATTAATTTATCAAATTTATAATTTTCAATTGTTAATTTTTTGTTATTGTATTTATAAGAAGGTAATTTATATACTTTAGTTTTTAAATAATTTAAAATTGATTCAGTTTGATTGTTATATATATGAGCATCTACAATTTGTAAATCAATCCTATTTGCTTTTAATTTAGTTTTTTCGCTTATATATAAAAGTAATTTTGAAAATAATGCAATATCATAAGGTATTCCTAAAAATAAATCTCCTGACCGCTGCAATACAAACATATTTAAATTATTATTAATATCAACAAAAAATTGAAAATATAAATAACAAGGAGGTAATGCCATCTCTTCTAATTCACTTGGATTCCATAAAGATATAATATGTCTTCTACTATCTTTATTATTGTTTAAAGAGCTTATAACAGCCTCTAATTGATTAATTGATTGACTATTAAAGTTTAACATTTGATAACCATAAACTTTTCCTAACTCTCCATTATCATCTGCCCAAGCAGCCCATATTTTCACATTATTATCTTTAAATCTTTTAATGTTTGTTTCACCATTAATAAACCAATCAAACTCTGTATTAAATACTTTTTGATATATTTTACGACCTGTTATCATTGGAAAACCATCATTTAAATTCCAAGAAAGTGATTGATTAAATAAAGATTTACTTCCTACTTTAGTTCGGTCGTTTCTATTTGTACCATTATTAAAAGCATTTAATAATATACTTTTATATTTTTTTTCAAAATTACTCATCGCATTTACATTTTTTTTCCTTAAGTTCAAACCTAGCTCTTTCAATATAATTAACTGCATCCATTAATTCTTCTTGTAAATGATTTAGCCAACTATCAAAATCAGCAGGGTCGTCTTTTAATGTTGTACCATATTTTTTAAAACCTACTTCCGAACGCCCAATAATTTTATTAATTACTTTTTTAATAATAGGGTCTTTTATTTTTTTTATCATTATTTTAAATATTTTTTTTACAATATAATAATTTTTATTTACAAATCATAATCGTTGTCTACAAATTCTGGTAAACCATTTTCATTTATTGTAAAGCTAAAAGTTTCAAAACCTCTGTTTCTACTTCTTTTACATTCAACAGATATCCAACCTTGATTAACTCCATTCTTTTCTAACTTAATTTGTGTCTCCGCTTTTTTTTCAAGGAAGCTACCTAGGTGCCCAGTCGGCTTGTCACTACCATAATTACTATGTATTATTGTAACAATATGACATTGTAACTCATCTGTCCAGCTCATTAACTTTTGTATAGCTTCATTACATTGTTCTAAATTATTAACGTCAGCAACTAAATCAGCAATACCATCAATGATAACTAAACCAATATCTTTGCCTTCAAGTTTGTCATTTAAGATGTAATCAATAAAATCAACCCTATCTTTATAACTCATTGTTCTTAAAGCATAAGTATAATAATTATCATCATCTGGCATATTATTCATTAGTATTGGTCTTCTGAATACTTTTTGACAATGAAACTTACCTTGCTCTGTATCAAAATGAATTATCTTTCTGCCTTTTCTATGTCCTTTTAATAAGCCACTATATTTATTTGTATCACTTTGGTATGCTGATACAAGTAAACTAGAAAAGAAAGACTTCATACTCTTTGGTGGTGCTTGTATAAAAGAAAAATTACCATAAGTACCAATCGGTATATGATATTCTACAACATCTCCATTATGATTTATATCATTGTAAGTGCCACAACTTATTGCAACTGGTGGATATTTAACATCTTCACTAATATCAACATAGGCATCATCCTCCATAAGTTGCATAAACATTCTCTTTGTTTCATCATCTTGTATTTTTGTTTTGTTCGTCATCTATATATTTTTGTATTTTTGTTTTATAATATTTACCAAGTATATTATCATTTAAGAATTTATCATTTTCTAAAACGTTTTCGGTAAATTGTAGTTTTGTTTCATAATAACTCATCATAGTTCTATTGTAGCAAATATATATAATTTCCCTATAACAATTTTCTATTTCCCATTTTTTACTTTCTTTATTGCTACCAGTATATTTCATCCAATTACTTTCAACGTAGTCAATTCTCTTTCTTTTATATCCCTTTAGAGGTGGTCTTGTACGTTTGTTAAGCAGTATCTTTTTACCAATGTAAACTTGTTCTGTTCGTATGTTAAGTATTCTATAAACAAACCCAACTGCTTCTGCTGGTAAATCTTCTCTTGATTTTATTCTTTGTCCTTTATAGTTCCACATAGTGAAAAAAAAAGGAGGTTTTTACACCTCCCTTATAATTTAAAATGGCAAATCATCTGCTGCAACTGGTGTTGCTTTCTCTGTCTTTGCTTCTGACTTTTGAACAAAAGATTGTAAATTGTCTGATGCATAGTAGATTTTACCATTGGCAACATATCTTTTCTTTTCTCCATTATCTCTTTGTTCCTTTGTTTGTGGAATAGTAAAAGAAACATTTTGTCCGTAGTTGCCTTCTTCAAAAATAGAAAAGTTAAGTTTTAATTTCTTTAACTCTTTTCCATCTTCTCCTTTCTTTGCAACTAATTCTCTTTTTGCGTTGTAAGTTAAAACGTTTTCAAAATACTGTTTAAGGTTTTTGATTTCGTCAAGTCTTAACTCAACATCTCCTAATAAATAACTTTTGTTTGTACTCATAATTTTACTTGTTTTTAATTTATAATCCAGTTGTAATTTCGTTGTCAATAACACCTATAATATGTCTAAATACACTTCTTTCTTGTTCGCCAGTTACATCTACTCCATTTAAAAATAGTCTGTAATAGTCTTTGTTTTCTGTTGGTTTTAATTCTATACTATTCATAAGTTTTAAAATATATTTCTGTTTTTGTATTTGTTGATTCGTTTATAGCACTTACTGTATGTATTTGATATTTCAATAAAAAGTTTGAAAAAGTATCATAAGCAAAGAAATCTAAAGATTTATCTGGATTGCTAAAAAACTCTATCTCATAAAATATTATATCATCTTTTTGATTTGGTATTACTGTTCTAAAAGTAAATATATTATCTGATATAAATTCAAATTTTAAAGGTGTTTCAAAACCAATTAAATTTATTACGTCTGCTTCTGTTGTTAATTCTGTCATAATTTATGTTTATTTAGTTAATAATTCTTTTACCTCTTTTGATATTCTGTACTTTTCTTCAACTTTAGAAATGTTACCTCCACCTTTTAAGTATGTCTGTACTTTCTTAAATTCAGCAGTACCTTTGTTTAACCAACTCTTTTCAGTTGATTTAGAACCTTTTCCGTGTGTGTTTGTAGCATCACTATCTCGGTTATCATCAATCAAAAACAAGCCATTCAAGGCATATTTCCGAGCATAACTGCTAGAGCTACCAAATGATTGGCTAATGTCCATACCTTTTCTGTTTGGGTCTATACCAGCTTGCGCTTTAGTATGTACTGAATCTTTACCATCAGATATAAATACTATTGCTTCAACAAACAATACGCCACATACTTCTCTTACTTCATCAGAGATTGTTAATGTACATTTGTGTTTATCCAGTAAAGGTTTAACTGCTTCTAGAATGTCTTCACAACTTCGATAGTTGTACTTTCCAAAATTGTTTCTTTGGTTTTTTGGTGCTTTTAATTCTGCTTGAATCTTTCTTAATTTTTCCATTTTAATCTATTGTTACATTTAATTTAATAATATTTTTAATTCCATTGTTCTCTTTAACTTGATAGTTAATCAACACATCTGTTATGTTGTGGTCTTGTTC